ATGTGCCCCCGCCGCCTGTGCCGGTGGCGCAGGTGGTCATTGCGCACCCCAAACGCAGCCGTCAGACGGTGGAGCGTGATGCCAACGGCGAGATGACCGGCACGTTGATCGAGCATGAAGCATGAGTGACAACACCACACTGAACCCCGGGGCCTCTGGGGACACCATCCGCGACATTGACCGTGGGGGCGGCGTCAAGACGCAGGTGGTGCAGTTGGACATCGGCGGCGCGGCGAGTGAGTCGCTGGTCACAGGGACGCTGCCTGTCAGTGGTTCCGTAAATGCAGACTTGCGTGTGGGGGGCGCGGCGGTAACTACCAGTAATCCGATAGCCATACAACCACCGCTGTCAGGCTTCATTCCGGTATCGCAGTCAGGCACATGGAACATTAACAATGTTTCCGGCACGGTCAGCTTGCCCACGGGTGCATCGACAGGGGCCAAGCAGGACACCGGCAACACCTCGCTGTCATCCATTGACGGTAAGGTGCCTGCATTGGGTCAGGCGCTCGCGGCTGCAAGCGTGCCGGTGGTGCTGACTGCCGCACAACTGTCAACCCTGACGCCATTAACGACTATTGCCGCCACGCAGTCCGGCGCATGGTCAACGGGCCGCACATGGACGCTTGCAAGCGGCACCGATTCGATCACGCTCGGGGCGTTGTCCTATCCCGTCAGCACCAACAACAGCAGCACCGCGCAACTGGCATCCGGCGCGGCCTTTACCGGCACGATTGAAACCATCCAGAACCAGCAAGCAGCGCAAATTCAAGTGGTGTGCGATCAAGCCTATACGCTGGTGATTAACCAGTATCAGGACGCAGCGGGAACAAAACTGACGAGCAGCGACACCTTTGTCCGTGCAGCGGGTGTGCCCTACAACGAAAACGTGACGTTACCGGGCAATTACTTCAAGCTGGTGCTGACCAACAACGGGCAATCACCCACCACCACGCTGTCCATAGATACCACGTTCGGCATCATGGCAACGGGGCCGCGCACCGTCACGGCTCTTGGCAACAACCGCATGGCGATCAACGAGATCGGCGGCAATGCGGTCACCGGATCAAGCCTGCCAGTGCAGGTTACGCCGCAGCAGCAGGTTGATCTGAACAGCAACAACCTGAATCTGTTGGTGCAGCAGATGGTGTCCGAATTGCGGATTACCAACTACCTTTTGCAGCAAGGGTTGAACGTGCGAGATGACGTAGATTTGCTCCGCGCCGATCCCTATTACAACCCTTATCTAAATCAATAGGAATCATTCATGCCAGCCAATCAGGTAACAGTAGGAGTACAAAAAAGTTCCGACTCCTCGAACCTTGTCAACGCCAGAGGTGGGCAACAGGGCGACCAGATCGTCAGCGAACTGCACGGTCGCTACTACGAGCAGACCGCTCGCGGTTTCGTGTTTTCACTCAACACGCAAGGCACGGCGGTAACGACCACCGCAGCCCTCGCAACCACATGGACGGGTCTTGGGGTATCGAACCCTGTCGGCTCGGGTGTCAACCTCGTGCTGCTCGCATTCTCCGCGACTCAGTTCGCGGTGGGCGCTGCGGCAACGGTGGGCATCTTGGGCGGTGCGGGAACCTTCGCATCAGGTCTCACGCCTCAAAACAGGCTGATCGGCGGCGGTACGGCATCCAAGGCCAACGGCTCGGCAAGTGCGACCATCTCGACGCCGCTGCTGATTCAGACATTCGGATCTCTCGGGTCGCTGGCGACCACCGGCTACGGTCTGGAGAACGGCATCTTCGTTGATATCGGCGGGGCGATTGTCGTGCCGCCTGGTTCCTTTATCGGTTCCTACACATCCATCATCACCACGACAGCCTTGAACTTCGGCTATACGTGGGAAGAAGTTCCAGTGGTGGCCTAATCATGCCAGCCCCGTCAACGATTAGCGGCAACATCGACCTCATCACCGCCCCGAGGGTCACGGGTGGGCAGTTGATCTGCTCCAACATTCCCATCGGCGCTATTGCCTTGGCGAGCATGGGAACGAACACTACTGGCGTCACAAACCAGTGGTGGATCACCGAAATCATGGTTCCATACAACCGTGTCGTGAACAACGTCAACGTCTTGGCAGGCGGCACGGCGACCACCGACAAGATCATGGCGGCAATCTACCGCTCGGATGGCACGTTGGTCGGAAACACAGCAACGGCAGGAGTGCTGCTCTCGGGAGCCAATACCTTCCAAGTGCTGCCGATGACTGCTGCTACGCAACTCACCGGCCCCGGTCAGTATTACGTCTACGTCAATACCAACGGCGCGACGGCGGGTGACATCCAGACGGTTGCAGCACCGTACCTGATCTGCGCTGGCGTCTTGGCAGGCACGTTCGGCACGGTTCCGGCAACAGTCACGCCCCCCACAACTTTCACCACCGGCAACGCGCCTATCGTATATTTGAACTGATATATGCTGCTTCCGTTATTGATGCAGGTAGGGATGTTTGGCGGGTTTATCCCGCCTACACCCCCGCCTGTTGTCACCGTAGTAGGTGGTCACGGCAACGCTGATGATGCACTGGAGCGCCGCCAGCGGGAGTTGACGGCGCTCGCCATAGAAGCCCGCCGCAAGCGTGTGGAACTGGCGCATGAACTGGCTTTGCAGGAGCAGGCCGCGCGTGACTTGGTGGCCCAAAAGCAGCAGGCGGCGCGCACCGCCACGCGTGAGAAGAAAGCTTTAAAGCAGACGTTGGGCGATGAGGGCGCAGCACGCGGTCTGGCTCGCGCCAGCTACGAGGCGCAGGTAGGGGCGCTGCGCCGGCAGGCGTCGGCGGTCATGGCCGAGATACGCCAGCAGCAACGTGCGAAACAGGCACAGGTCCGCGTGCTTCTACGCAAGCGGCAACTGCTCGATGAGGAGGAAGAGCGCCTGCAGCAGGAAGCTGTGGCCGTGGCGATGCAGCAGAAGGTGGTCCACGCGCGTCGAGTCAAGCGGCGCAGGCAGGAGTTCGAAATTGTCACCTTGGGGATTCACTAAATGGCGCAGGAAATCGAGGTTTTGTTCGATGTGGCGGTGCTGGGCAAGCAAATCGAGCAGTTTTTCGGTAGTGATGTGGGTGGTTACTTACTTCAGAGGGCTGACGCCGAGGTGGCTAGTGGTGTTGCGCAACTCAAGAAGTTAGCACATACTGACGCGAACGGTATACGATTAGCACAGAACCAAGTGTGGCGGGGAGAAAGTATTCGGGGGTGGCTGGAGGAGGCCATCACCGCAGGGCGCAAGGCTGAAGCGGTACTTGATGATCGTGATGAATAGGAGACGCGTACATGGCACTGATTAACGAGCAGTCGGAGTTGCCGGGGGCCACGGAGACTGAGGGCGAACCCGTAGTAGGCACTAACAATGATGAACGCTTGGCGTTCATGAACCGATTGAACGATCAGGTGGACGCTGGCCGCGCTGATGAACTCGCTGACGTGAACGACGACGGCAGCACCACTGAGTTTGTGGCGCAGATGCCTGTTGAGGAAGAGGAAGTTCTTGACACTGACGCTGAACTGGAGGCAATCGCCCCGCCGCCTGTTGAGGCGCAGCCCAAGTTCAAGATCAAGGTGAACGGCAAAGAGATTGAACTCACGCAGGATGAACTGATCATCCGTGCGCAAAAAGTCGAAGCTGCGGACGCGTATCTGGCTGAGGCCGTGCGAGTTCGCAAAGCACAGTACGACGCAGTAAATCAACAGCAACAACAGCTACCCGATCAGGATGCTATTGCGGCTGCTGAAGATGAAGAACGCGCAATGGTCCGCGCGCTACAAATGGGTACCGAAGAAGAGGCCGTGGCAGCGATTCGCAAGCTAAAGAGTAATGCTCCATCCGTTACGGCGGACGACATTTCTCGCACTGTTGATGAGCGTCTGACCTTTAAGGAAGCTGCAAGGCTGTTCCAAGATGAATATAAGGACGTTATGGCTGATCCCGTGTTGCGCGGTTTGGTCCTGCAAAAGGATCAGGCGCTGCTCAATGCAGGTGACCGGCGTGATTACTTGGAGCGGTATCGGGAGGTGGGTGAAGAGGTGCGAGCATGGCGGGATAGCATGGTGAGAGCCAATGCACCGGACGTGCAAAAAACCGAAGTGCCTGTGTCCAATAAGCAGTTACGTAAAGCAGCAGCCCCGAGTGTGCCCGCAGCCGCAAGCAGAAAGGCCGCGCCCGCCGCTGTTGATGAAGACAAAGAAGAGTCCATGTCGGACATCATCGCCAATATCGCGAAAGCGCGTGGCGGTCCGCAATGGGCGCGAACTTAATCAACTAAGGAGTAACTACCATGGCAGGTCAAGTATGGGCAGTCAACTCACTTGGTGGCTTTATGTACAGCCGCCAGTTGAGCAACGTGCTGCGTATGGCCGTGCAACCGCTGGTGAAATTTCGCCAGTTTGCCGACGTACGTGACGCTTCCCAACAAGGGAAGAAAAAGGGCGACATCTTTACGTGGGATGTCTTCTCGGACGTGGCGACGGCAGGTGGGGTCATTACCGAAACCAACACCATGCCGGAAACCAACTTCACGATCACACAGGGCACCCTGACGATCACTGAAGCCGGCAACTCGGTTCCCTATTCCGGCAAACTGGACAACCTGTCCAAGTTCCCCGTGATGGAACTGATCCAGAAAGTGCTGAAGAACGATGCTGTCAAGTCGTTTGACCGTCTCGCGTGGTCCCAGTTCAACAGCACCCTGCTTCGCGTGTGTAGCACGGAAACGGCGGGCACCTCAACGCTGTATCTGGCCACCAACGGCACCTGTACCGCCATCAACAGCGCGGCCTACGGTAACGTCCACGCCAAGAAAGTTGTTGACCTGATGAAGGAACGTAACATCCCCGCGTATCTGGGTGATGATTACTACTCCCTCGCGTGGCCCACGACTCTTCGCACCTTCAAGAACAACTTGGAAACCATCCACCAGTATTCGGACACGGGCTTCAAGCTGATCATGAATGGCGAGATCGGGCGCTATGAGAACGTGCGGTACGTCGAACAAACCAACATCGTCAAAGGTGTATCGACGGACGGCATCAACGGTACTGGCTGGAGTACGGCCTTGTCGGATTGGATCTTCTTCATGGGTAATGACACGGTGGCTGAGGCCATAGCAGTGCCCGAGGAGATGCGCGGTAAGATCCCATCGGACTACGGACGATCTAAGGGTGTCGCTTGGTACTACATGGGCGGCTTTGGCATCGTACACACTCTCGCTGCGAACTGTCGCATCGTGAAGTGGGACTCGGCGTCTTAAGGAGAAACAGACATGGCACAAACCAAATCGATGGGTTACGACAGTCCTGTTTATCAGGCTGTCCTGCAGTTCCCCATACTGCACACCAGCACCACCGTCAATGCAGGGTCATTCACGTCCATCGCGGGCGCGAGCACCTTGTCCACGAAGTTTGTGGCGTTCACCAACATGCTGATCAAGTCGATCACCTCGACTGCGACCACGGTTGGCACGGGCGTGGCAACGGCCTTTACTCTCGGCAACGTGGGTACGGGCAATGCTTGCGCGTTCGTTCGCATCACCAACAACGGCACGAGCCACAACGGCACCTGCACAGGCACCTACCAGATGTTGGGTTCCTATGTGTTGCCCGCTGGTGGCACGGCCCTCACCACGCAAGCCACCACGGTCAACTGGGTGCCGCAAACGGCCTACAGCACCGCCATTGGCACGAGCGCGGCGAGTGTTGAGGCCGCGACCAGTGTCAACAACTGGGCGCTGATCAACGGCGGCATCCCCATGAAGGCCGGTGACATTGGCTCGATGGTCAAGGGGGTGGACGCGACAGAAGTGATTCTGCCGTGGGCTGTTGAAGCCGTTGTTCAACCTCTTGCCAACATCACCCCGTAAGGAGACGCATCATGAACAACACCACGACCAAGAAGCAGTATTCGGGCGTCAAGTCTCCGGTGGCAGACAAGACCAACGCGCCCCGCAGTGCCTCGGCCCCTAATCACGGGCCGGTGTACGAAGGGCAAATCGATGCGCCAGACGAGAAGTTCGCCAGACCCCTGAATGCCGTCACTGCCGCCATCACGGGCATTGGTGGTCTTCACAATGACATCGGTGAGATGTCGGGGTTCATCACGGACGGGTACACGGACAAGCAGGGCACGCCTTACGGCGAAGCAGCGAAGTTCAACTACCTCCCGCCCGGTATGGACATCAGCAACCAGCTGAACGCCGAGATCAACGAGATGCCGCTGCGCAAGCTGGTGGCGGAAAGTTACCCCGGCGACGGCTGGATGCCTTCCCCGCGTGACTTGAAGGAGTAGTGGCCGCAGTGGAACTTTACGGCAAGGGCTGTGAAGCCCTTGCCGTTTTTTATAACTAGGAGCATGCATCATGAGCCTACAGGAAAAATTTCAGATCTCCGCGCCCCCCGTCAAGGAAACGGATCATGAGTGGTTGCCGCACAACGCGCAGATCCACAAGGGTGAAGCGGGGTTCCAGCACAGCAACAACACCTACGCGGACACCGAGTCAGTCAACAAGACCAACTACCTGCCGCCCGGCATGGAGATCAACAACCAGCAAAGGAAGCGCATCAACCCGATGCCCTTCAGCATGGCTGGTGCCACGGACGTGAGCAATCTGGTGACGGCTGGTGGCTTTGATGAAGGCTTCACACGCCAGACCATGAACGGCACGGACGATCAGGTGAGTGGTGAGCACATGGATCACTTCTACGGCGAGGTGGAAGACGAGTTGGGCAACATCGGATTTATTGAAAGAAATAATTATTTAGACAGAAACTGATCGTGGTGCATAATCTAGCTTCCAATTCATTGGAGACTAGTTATGCGTATATGTTCAGAGGATGAATGCGGTGAAAAGCATCACTGCCTTGGGTTGTGCCGAAATCATTACAGACAATTGGACTATTACCGGTCCCGTGGTTATGAGAAAAAGAATTGGCCCAAGATTTGTTCGGTGGAAGGTTGCGGGAAGGACGCAAAGATTAAAGGGTTGTGTAATGCACATTATTTAAGAAAGAAGCGGTACGGCGACCCTCTAAAAGTTCTTTCAAAGAGAAACCCTGCTGGAGCAGGGAGTGTAACTAGTACCGGTTATTTTAAGTTGCGTGGCAAGATGGGTCACAGGGTGGCGATGGAAGAATTTTTAGGTAGGCCACTGAAAAAAGGTGAAACGGTGCATCACAAAAATGGTAACAGACTTGATAACCGAATTGAAAATCTGGAACTGTGGAGTAAGGCACAACCAGCAGGCCAGCGTGTCGAGGACAAAGTCTCATGGGCAATCGAATTGTTGAAACTGTACAAACCAGAGGTGCTTAAATAAATGGCTACCCTGCGGCTCCCTGCTAAACGCAACGAGACACCGCCGCCTGCACCACCACTTGAGGTGGATTGGGCGGACGTGCGGCGCTCTTTTCTGCGTTCGTTCCTGTCGGACGGTCCGCGCTTGCGGACCTACGTCTACCGCGAGGCAGAGGACCGTGGCCTTGATTGGGAAGGTGTGCGCCTCGCGTTCGCTGACCTGCACGGGCGCGAGTACATTCAAAAAGGTGAGTGCTTCTGGCGAATAATGCCTGACTGACATGATCACATTCGCCATCCCAACGTGGAACCGTGCTGAGAAGCTGAAGCGTTGTGTGGAGAGCATCGCGGTGCAGTCGCCCGCGCAGATCGTCATCTGCGATGATGCGTCCACGGACGAGACGCCGCAGGTGTGCGCGGCCCTTGCCAAGCAGTATCCCTTCATCAAGTACCTGCGGTTCGATGACCGGCAGAATTTTGCGGGCAACTACAAGCGCGCAGTGCTGGCCGCAGAACAGGAGTACGTGTGGACCATGGGCGACGATGACACCCTCATGGAGGGCGCATTGCCGTTCATGGTCAACACCGTACGCAACACGCAACTGGACTTCTACCACGCGAGCGAAACCGTGCGTACGGTCAAGTGTGAGGCCATGTGTGGCACGGTGCTTGAGATCTGCAGTGCCATTGGTTGGCTCGACTTCACAGGGTTCATCAGTTGCAACATCGGGCGCACGTCCCTGATGCAGGCCGGTGTGAACAGCACGCTGTGGCCGGTCTACGCCAAGAGCAGTTACCCGCAGTCCTTGGCCATTCTGGAGACGATGTCAGGGCGCGGTGCCATGATGCTTGAGGCGGGCGTGGTGGAGTCCTCCAAGCTGGGTGATGAGGACACCATCAAACGCTGGCAGGAGAACAGCATCTGCTGGAATTACCTGTACGTGGCTTTGGGCCTGCAACACCTCGTGGAAACAGGGGCCATACCAGCCAAGGTGCCGGAGAACTTTTTCCGGTACATCACTGAGTCCCTGTTCAACCGCCTGATGCGCGATTTCAACGGGCGGGAGGTGCTCGCCCCGGGGGCCGTGCTGGAGTCCGATTGGGACTGCCTGCAGTACCTAGCCAACATGGTGGATGGCGAACGCGGCGTCAAATTAGCTGCGTGGGTGCGCGCGGTACGCGCTAAAATCCGCGAAGAGAGCCACAACTTTAAAGCGAGCGTGGATGCCTACGCCCGCCTGACTGAAGTGATGAACACCATTGAAATGCCCACTTTTGCGGCGGCGTACTTACCTTAAGGAGCGTGTAGATGGTCTGGGCGGCTGAACAACCGTATTGTCCCGAGAGCAAGAAAATCGTGTGGGAGATTGCCCCGTATCTGCGTGGGCAAGGCATCGACGTGGGTGCAGGCAGCTTCAAGATTCTGCCACACGCCATCAGCGTCGATAACGGTTGTGACAACGTGATGTTCGGCATCCCGTTCAAGGCGGACGTGAGCGTGAAGTCCGCTGACACCATGCCTATTTTTGGCACGCAGTCCCTTGATTGGGTCTACAGCAGCCATCTGCTTGAGCACTTGGATGACCCTGAGAAAGCCCTGAAGGAGTGGTGGCGCGTGTTGAAGGTGAAAGGCCTGCTGATCCTGTATCTGCCGCATGAAGACCTGTATCCCAAGGTAGGGGAGCCGGGCGCGAATCCCGATCACAAGTGCAATTTGAATGAGCAGAAGGTCATCGATTGGATGCTCAACGTGGGCAAGTGGGACTTGATCCGGTGTGAGCAGCGCAACGAGAATGAAGAATACAGCTTCCTGATGATCTTCAAGAAGCGCGACGTAGGTCACCTGTACAGCTACAAGGAGCCGAAACCCGAGGGCAAGCGTGCGTGTGTGGTGCGTTACGGCGCGTTCGGTGACTTGATCCAGACGGCCAGCGTGCTCGCTGCATTGAAGAAGGAAGGGTACCATGTCACGCTGTTCGCCAGCCCGCCCGGCAGTGACGTGGTGCTCCATGACCCTAACATCGACGAGATGATCCTGTTTGACAAGGACCAAGTGCCCAACGCTGATCTTGGATCGTTCTGGGATTGGCAGAAAAAGAAATTCGATAAGTGGGTGAACCTGTCTGAGTCCGTGGAGGGCAGTCTGCTTGCCATGAAGGGCCGCACCATGTTCGAATGGACGCCAGTTGCGCGCCATGCCATGCTGAACAAGAACTACATCGAGATGGCCCACAAGATTGCAGGCGTGCCGTACGAGTTGAACATCAAGTTCTATGCCACGGACGATGAGAAAGCATGGGCCAAGAAACAGCGCGCGCACATCGGCGCGGATCAACTGGTTATGTGGAGTCTGGCCGGCAGTAGCGTCCATAAAACATGGGCGGGACTCGATAACATCATAGCCAGCGTCTTGGTGACTTATCCCAAAGCCAGTATATTGCTGGTGGGTGGCCCCGAGTGCGTGATGCTTGAGGCGGGTTGGGAGAACGAGCCGCGTGTGTTCCGTACTTGCGGCAAATGGACCATCCGCCAGACGTTTGCCATGTTGGCTGAAACGGACTTGCTGATCGGGCCTGAGACAGGCGTGCTGAACGCCGCCGCATGCATGGACATGGAGAAGATCATTTTCCTTTCGCACAGCACGCACGAAAACCTGACGCGTGATTGGAAGAACGTGACGGCACTGACCAGTTCGGACACAACGTGCCCGGGGCGCGGGAAGAACGAGGCACCCGCGTGTCATCAAATGCATTACGGGTTCGGTGACTGCAAACGTGACGAGGCGTCTGGTGTGGCGCAGTGTCAAGCGGATATTCTGGTGCCTGATGTGTGGGCCATCGTGAACGAGAAGATGAAGAAAATTATTGACCATCAGAAAATGGCGGCGTAGCTATGACCACCAGCGGCACGTATATCTTTTCTGTTACGCGGGATACCATCATCCGGCAGGCGATGCTGAACATCGGCAAGCTGGACGATAACGAGGTGCCCAACGCGCAGCAAACCACGGACGCCGCCACCGCACTCAACATGCTGGTCAAGCAGTGGCAGGGGAAAACGGACTTCGCGCCGGGCCTGAAGATGTGGACCCGCCGTCGTGGGTACCTGTTTCTGAGCAACACCACGGGGCAATACACCGTGGGGCCGGGCGGCACGGGCTGGACCACCGCGCCCCTATTCACCGCCACCACGGCAGCAGCCGCAGCCAACGCCACCACACTGCAGTTGCCCACCGGCACCGGCATCGCGGCCACGTACAACATAGGCATTGTGCTGACCAGTGGCGCAATCTTCTGGACCACGGTGGTGAGCATGATTGGCACCACATGCACGCTCACTGCCGGCATAACCACCGCAGCAAGCATCGGCGCGCAGGTGTACGCGTACGCCAGTGCAGGCACGCAGCCCGTGCAGATTGAAACGGTCTTGTTGCGTGACAACACGCTAAATGACGTGCCGCTGCGCGTGATGACCACACAGGACTATGACTACCTGCCGCAGAAGGCGAACCCGCAGAACGTCAGCGACCCGGGGGCCATCTACTACGAGTTCCAACTGACCAACGGAATTCTGCGCACGGACGTGGGTGCCAGCCAAGACCTGACCAAGTACTTGGTGATGACGTACATGGAGGCCATACAGGACTTCAACAGCGCCCTAGACACACCTGAATACCCGCAAGAGTGGTTCTTGGCCCTGTGCTGGGGCCTTGCCAAGCAGATTGCACCGCAGTACAACAGCCCGTGGACCCCACTGATGCAGGACAACTACACCACAGCACTGCGCATTGCCCAACAAAAAGACCCAGAGCGGGTCACGATGTTCTTCCAACCGGGCGAAGATTAAGTGAAGCCGATAGCGCTTTTCGGCGCTGGTGTCAAGGCTTACAGCGCAGCAGTCAGCGCGCAGGGCAGATTAAATTGTTTTTACGACATACGGCTCGATCAAGACAAGCACGCCACCATAGTACGGGGCACGCCCGGGTCCACCACAGTGCTCCAATTACCCACCAACCCCATACGCGGCTGGTGGGTGGCTGTGGGGCTTTTATACGTTGTGGCAGGTAACACGCTGTACTTGATATCAGGCACCACCACAATGTCGTATACATCACTGGGCACGCTGAACACTTCCACTGGCACGGTTGTGCTGCAAGACAATGGCGTGCAATTGATGATTGTGGACGGTTCAAGAGGTTACGTTTACACCATTGTGGCTGGCACCTATTACCAAACCGCGCTGAACGCGGCAGGATCGTTCGGTGTTATCACGGACCCCAACTTCCCCAATGGGGCCACCACCGTATCATTCTTGAACTCGCGGTTCCTGTGCGAGAAATCCGGCACGCGCCAGTGTTACATGAGTTGCCAAGATAGCAGCGGTATCGCGTATGACGGCACACGCTGGACCGACGCCACCACGGGCCTTGCGTACTACATCACCAAGGAAAACGCGAGTGATGTGCTGGTACACGCAGACGTTTTGAACGGCGCAATTGTGCTTTGGGGCACTAGCACCATAGAATTCTGGCAGGATGTTGGGTCATCGCCGCAGCCGTATGCCCGCATTAACGGGGCCACGCAAACATGGGGGCTGGCGGCAGTCAACAGCGTGGCGTTTTTGAATAATACGGCTTATTTTCTGGGGCAGGCACAGCAAGGCGGCGTGCAAGTGATGGCGCTTCAAGGCAGTGTGCCCGCGCGCGTTAGCACCTCGGACATCGAGAACTTGATTGCAGGTTTCAGCACATGGACAGATGCCTCGTCACTGACGTACATCGTGGACGGCCACCCCATGTACCAGATCAATTTTCCAACCGCAGGACGTTCGTTCATGTACGATTCACTTACGCAATTCTGGAGTGAGTTGCAAAGTGGTGTGGGTGTTCAGGGCGTTCATTTTGCCAACATAGGGGTCACCTATAACACCAAGTTTTACGCTTCGGACTACGGCACGGGCAACGTGTATCAGTTGCTCACCACCACATACACGGACAACTCCACGCCGATAAAACGCCAAATAACCACACGGCATTTACATGCTGAAGGCAATGAATTCAGTATTGACGAACTGGTTCTGGACATGGAAACCGGAGTGGGGCTGTCAACAGGACAAGGCAGTAACCCGCAAATAATGTTGGAAGTCAGCAAAGATGGCGGGCGCACTTTTGGTCCTGAAAAGTGGGTGGGTGTGGGGGCCATAGGCGATTACCGCGTGCGTGCGCGTTGGACACGTCTGGGTAGTGCTAGAGATTTTGTGTTCCGGTTCACGATGACGGACCCCATAAAATTCACCATACTTAAAGGGTGGGCCACTACACGCCAAGGGGAGGGCGTGGCGGGTGGGTAACCAAACAGTCAACCCCGTTCCGTTTAGCAGTCCTCTGGTGGGCACGCAGGGCATGGTGACGTTGCCGTGGATGCAGTTCTTTCAACAGCAGTACACGTCCGTACTGTCGGGCGGGGGGCCAACTTTTTTGTACACTGGGTCCGCGCATCAAGTGCTGCACGGCAGTGGCACATTACCCACATGGAGTGCAGTTGATTTAGCCAGTGACACCACCGGCACGTTGACCATCGCCAAGGGCGGCACCAACAGCACCGCAGCCCTGTCCGGCAGCAGCATCATGGTTAGCAACGGTACGGCTATTGTGCAGGGCACGGCAGGCACCACAACCACCGTGCTGCACGGTAATGCGTCAGGTTCGCCCACGTACGGCGCGGTAGCGTTGGGCACTGACATTTCCGGTGTGCTGCCCATAGCCAACGGCGGTACCAACAGCAGCACCGCCCTGTCTGGCAACACATTGATGATGTCCAACGGCACGTCCGTTATTCAAGCCGGAATCGCCACCAACTCCGGTGGCACCGTGGGCACGTTCCCCGGCATCTCGGTGCCCAGCACCCCCTCAGCCGGAAACATGTCCGTGTTTGCCCAGACAAGCAACGGGCACACCAACATGTACTGCTTGGATGAGGGCGGAGTAACGCTCAATCTGGAACGTGACAACATCATGCTGGTGCGCAACACCAGTGGTGGGTCACTCACCAAAGGCACGGTAGTGGACTTGTTCGGTGCCACAGGACAAATCCCCAACATCAGGGCGGCTGACAACACCGATGCTACAAAACATGGCGAAGGGGTGTTGGTTGAGACTGTAGCCAATAACGGTTTTGGTCTGATGACCACGCTGGGTTATGTAACCACAATCGACACCTCCGCCTTTACGGATGGCGATACGGTGTACACAGGCACTGCTGGTGCAGTCACCAACGTGAAACCCACGTTGGGCACTGCCAAGTTCATCCAGCGCATTGGCACCGTGGCGTATGCTCATGCCACGCAAGGCATCATCGCGGTGGCCTTTGGGGACTTCCAGAGTCTGATTACCCTGACAACGGACGTGACCGGCACCCTGCCAATAGCCAACGGCGGGACCAACAGTGCCACGGCGCTGTCCGGTAGCAGCATCATGGTCAGTAACGGCACGGCAGTGGTGCAGGGCGCGGCAGGTACCACAACCACCGTGCTGCACGGCAACGCTGCCGGCGCGCCCACTTACAGTGCGGTATCCCTGTCCGCTGACGTGACCGGCAACCTGCCCGTGGCCAACCTGAACAGCGGCACGTCTGCAAGCAACGTCACCTACTGGCGGGGGGACGGCACATGGGCAACACCCGCCGGCACTGGCACCGTCACCAGCGTTAGCGGTACGGGAACGGTCAACGGTCTGAGTTTATCGGGCACGGTGACAAACTCTGGCAGTCTGACACTGGGCGGCACACTAAGCGGAACCGCATCACTCAACATCAATGGAACCGTGGGCGCAACAACACCCGCAACAGGCGCATTTACGACTCTGAGCGCAACGGGCTTGACTGACCTTAGTGCTGCGGGTGCTGGGCAAATCAAGTTCCCAGCAACGCAAAATGCCAGTGCTAACGCAAACACGCTCGATGATTACAAAGAGGGGACATTCACAGTAACCGATAGCAGCGGGGCGGGGTTGTCAATGACAACGGTTTCCGCAGACTATACAAAGATTGGGCGTGGTGTAATTATTTCACTACAGGTAGGGTTTCCAGCAACAGCAAGTACGGCGGCTGTTGCTTTAGGCGGTTTGCCTTTTGCAACACTCAGCATCTGCACTTATGCCCCCAGAACTGGCAACACAGCGGTATTTATTGGATATGTTTCTGCCGGTTCTAGCGTAATGGTTTTAGAAACAAGTGCCGCTGCCGCAATTACTAATGTTCAGATGTCTACCTATTCCGTCATAACTGGGTTTTGCTATCAGGTATAAACAATGCACAAAGAAACCATCATTGATTCAATTACTATCATGCGGGACGGAACCGTTACCGCAATGATTGGAAAACTCATTGTTGATGACGATGGCACACTCATGGCTGAACCGTTGTGGCATGCCATGACTGTGCAACCGGATGCAGACCTTGGCTCGGTGATAGAGGCGAACAGCGCGCATTTGGTGCAAATGGGTTGGCCTGCTATCCCGCTAACTGAAATTGACCGGCTGAATACGCAGGCCGCAATTGCTAGAACGCCGGAAGTTGTTGCTGCGTTTGAGGCAAAGAAAAGAGCAGTCAATGCAGGTATGCCGGTTCTGTCACGGTGATTTCATGCTAGTTACCCCGTTGGTCGAAAAAGAGGCGGAAATCAAGCACTTTTTCTCGGATGGCGTGTATGTGAAACAGATGCAAATCGGGGCCGGGAGGGCGGTATTAACCCACAAACACAAATATACACATGTTAGTATATTGGCCAGCGGAACGGTGCGGGTGTTTGCCAATGGGGTCACCCGAGAATATACGTCCCCAGCCTGCATAACAATTGAGGCGGGCGTTAAGCACGGAGTGGTGGCACTAGAGGACTCGGTGTGGTTTTGTATCCACGCAACTACGGAAACGGACGTTGACAGTATTGACGAGGTGCTGATTGATAGTTGATACGCCAGTGAGCAACACGCAGAAAATAACCCTCCTTGATCGAGGGTTCAATGTCGCGCCGTTGTATTGGCAGTTGCAACAGAATCCGCATTTGTGGGACCAACACCCGGCCAGAACAGAAAGTCCCGCCAGCCCCCATCACGAACTCAATGATATCTGGGTGCGTTATGGAGATACGGAGCGCGCAAAGGACGGCAAACCCCATGACGCTTCATGGTACCCCGCAGCGGACGTTCTCGGTCTGAAACCCGTGTGCCACACACTTATGCACTTTGTGAAAGGTGTTGAGTTGGGTGGTGTGCTGCTGACACGCATTCCGGCGGGGGTGACATGCAAACCGCACGTTGACCACGGTTGGCACGCCACGCGGTACGAGAAATTCGCGCTACAGATAACCAGCGCGCCGGGTCAGCTATTCCAGTTCGAGGATGTTGCGTTGGAGACGCGCCCGGGGGATGTATTCACCTTCAACAACCAGTACACGCATTGGGTAACCAACCCCACCGCATACGAACGCATTACGTTGATCGTGTGCATTCGCAGGGAGACTTGACATGCCATGGGACTATGTTGCAACAGAAGCTTTAGGGGCGTTTTTCGAAACGGCGGGGGCTGACGCAATTCTCGCTGGTGCAGCCGCCTCGGATGTTCTCGCGGGGGGCGCAGTGAACGCTGCCTTAGACCAAGCTGCACAGGCGTATGGCTATGCTGATGCTTCAGCCGCCATGGCCGATGGTGTGTCTCAGGGTTCACTACAGCAATATGCTGAAATAACCGGCTTGACCGGGCAGGGTGTAACGCCTTTTGGAACTAGCGTATCTGGCGCGGCCGCTGCAAATGCCGCCGCCGCAGCGGACGCTGCTGCATTAGGCGGGGCAACTGCCGCGCAATCAGCAAATGCCGCAGTTGCCGCTGCCAAGACCGCAGGGATCACCTTATCTGCGGCAGATTTGGCGGCTATGGGTATTACGGGCCTGACTGCCGCCGATTACGCCAAGCTTGGTGTGGCGGGGCTGGGCGCGATTGCGCCCGCGTTGGCAAACTATGCGGGCGCATCCGGCGCATCGAACGCTGCGCAACAAGCCGCCGCCGCGCAAACGCAATTTGGCCGAGAGGCACTGGCCCAGCAGAATGCGCTGGCAACGCAGTCCCTTGATCTGCAAAAAACACAATTTGACAAGCAGCAGGCCAACATGGCCCCGTACGTGGCTGCGGGCACCGCCGCGCTGCCGCAGCTTACTGCGGGCGTGGCCCCCGGTGGACAGTTCAACAAGCCCTACACGCTGGCTGACTTTCAAGCGGGGCCACAGGCGGGGTTGTATGACTTCGCCAAGGGTGAGGCCCTCAGTGCCCTTGGTAACCGTGCGGCAGCGGGGGGCGCGGCGCAGAACACAGGCACCACCGTGGCGGCAGGTAAGTTGGCTGGCAACCTCGCTAACCAGTACTACAACACGGGTTTTGGCCAGAATCTACAGACCAACAACATGGCCTTGACGGGTTTGGAGAACGTGGTAAATACAGGCTACGGCGCGACGGGCGCGGCCAATACCTCATCAGGGGCGTACGCAAACGCGGGCACGGGCACGCTGAACAGCCTCGCCAGTAATACATCGAACCAGTTGGGCGCGCTGGGTAACATTGCAGGCGCGGGCATTATAGGTGCCCAGAGTCCGTACACAAACGCCACCACACAGTTGGGGCAAAGTGTTGGCCAGTTCGCCAACACGGCAGCAGGCATCCCCAACGCGATGAACACACTCGCTAATCTGTTCGCATAGGGCACACCATGGCTGAACTTAACCCCAACATCCCCCTGTCCGCAGCGTTCACACCCACGCAGGATATCGTGGACCCCATCGCCGCTGAGGCCAAGGGTGCCGTTGCGCGCCAGATGACCATGCAAACGCAAGACATGGAGGGTGAGCAACAGGGCAAGAAGGTGCTGGCCGATTACATGAAAAGCGGCGGCAAACTCTACACGCAAGACGGTGTGAAAAAAGCAGTTGAAGATTTGAATGGCAAACTCCCGCCGTCCCAGTACATGAAGCTTGTTGACTACAGTCAAAATTTTGAAGACATTGAACTCAAGCGTCAACAAGCGCGGGAACAGGCACCCGTGGATAAAATCCAACGTAGTATGGTGTTCAACGACTATATACGCTATTCATTCGGCGCGCCCGTTGCTGCGTTCGAAGATACGCGAAAATCGCTGGCTAAGGCGGCAGGTATCGACCCTAACAGCAAGACCCTCAGTGACGAGCAAAAAACCACGCTGGCAGGAATCGACGCGGAAGCAACGCAATCGTTCAACGCTGCAAAACAAGCGACCACCGAGGCCATCACGCAGCAGTTTGGCAAGAACATGCCGCCTGAAATTGCGCGGGGTCTTGAGATGTTGAAAAACTCCGATCCCCGCGCGGCAAAGTCTGGGTATGAAATGAGCAGTTACGCGCACGCGCAAGCGGACGCGGAGTTGAAGCGCCGGCACACTGCGGCAACTGTCCAGCGCACTGAAGCGCAATCCAAAGTGCTTACCGAGGGCAAGACGTTAAGTGAACTCGATGGCATCGATACGCGCATTCAGGCTCTTGATCCTGAAGATCCCGACTATGATGAGAAGCTGCAAAGGCTCAGTACATTACGCAAGAACATTATTGACAAGGCCGGACCCACCTTGGGGCGAACTGCCGCCACCATGAAAGGCCGAGACGAGTCCACCATCACGCAGCAAGAGAAGGCGCTGGCTGTTAATCAGTGGATGCAAAATCCTTCATCCATGCGCGGCATGGACCCCACTTTCCAGCGTCAGGTTGTGACATGGGCGTCGCAATTCGGAATCACGCCAGAGGACATTACCGCCGCTCAAGCGGGGAGGAAATTCGACCTTAGCAAAGCGATGACGGAAGGTCGCAGGGCTGGAACGATGTCTGGCATTGAAGCGACCATGCCGCTGTTGGTACAGAACGCAAGAGAAGCATCGCGAGATGTTCCTCGCGGCAATTTTGTGCCGCTAACGAGGTTGTTCCAAATTGCGGACACTGCCATCTCTGATCCCGCTCTTAGGGCATTCAAACTGGCTAATCAGGCGCTGGCTTCTGAATTTCAAATGGTTATATCTCGCGGCGGCTCCAACGTGGAGTCTCTGCGGCATGCTAATGAACTTTTCCAGACTGCAGATGGCCCAGCAGCCTACGATGCAGCACTTGACATGATGATGAAGGAGATCAAAGCCAACGTGCAGGGATCGGAAAGTCTCGGGGAAGCATACCGAAAGAAACCCGCCGAAAAACTCCAAGCACCTGCCGCACCGGCACCGGCACCGGCAGCCAGTGCGAACAATAATCGCAATAAAATTCTCGCTGATGAGCGTGCGTCTCTGGTCCGACAACTGGAGGAGGCGCAAGCTGCGTATGGGT